CTTGGTAATCAGATTCTTTGGTTGTAAAACAAATGAAGAAGTTAAGGTTCCTAAGATTGATACTATCGAGGTAGCTTTAGAAGATACTACATCAGTAATGGTTTGTACACGTGAAGGATGCAAAAATGTTACTATGGAAGATCGAAAAAAAGCTGCTGAAGAAGCTCAGAGGATTATTGATGAAATAATGAAATAATTACACACATGAAAAAGTTAATCGTTATCTTAAGTTTAGTTCTTACTTCAATAGTAAGTATGGCTCAGATGCCTTTTTTCTCTGACTCAAATACATACATATCTACTTTTAATAAAAATGTTTATGGGCAGAGAATAACTTATCAACCAGAAGTTACCTTTACATTTGAAGGTAATTTGATGATCACAACAATGAAAGATCAGAAAAGTAGATTTCGCTCATTTGGCGAGATCGAAACTGGTAATGATGCCGACCATACATGGAAAACTTATCAGTGTTTAGATAATAGTGGTTCAAGAGTCAATTTAACATTTGCTTTTGATAAAGCTTCTAAAACTCAAGTTATAATAATATTTTATAAAGGAGAAACCTATGATTATTTCGAAGTCGAGTCTTGTAATGCTCCTGTAAAAGATACATTCATAACTGATAACATCGAAAGTCTTGGCGTATTTGGAGAAAAGAATGCTGAAGATATTTCAATGGATGAATTTAAAGCAAGAGTCAATGAGTCTGGAAAGCTTGTCGGAATTGATAATTTAGGAGAGAAACTAGAACCCATCATTAAATCGGCAGTTATAAATGAAATTGCTAATGGCGTAACATCTGCCGATAACAAACCTAAAAGATGGCAAAAAGGTAGCTCTGTAGATGACCCTCATATTATCATCGAAAAAAAGTAAAAAATATTTTTGAAATACAAAAAAATTAATTATATTAGCAATCAAAACAAAATCATGAAACTTACAGATATTCTTAAACCCAAATCCAGAGATGAAGTTGCCAGTGAATTTTGTCAAAAGTATCAAATAAATCGAAAGGAATTACAAAGATTTTATAATGGTATGAAATGGCACAGCGGAATTACATCTTGGATAAAGGCTGTGTTTATGTGGGTCTTTGGATTGTCCATGATAGTCAATTTTATCATGGCTCTTTCCGATAAGTATTTTTGGTTTCCGATACATCAAACCAGAAGCATGTTAGCTTTTATCAATATTTTCTGGGTTATTTCATGCTTTGTCGTAGCATTAATTATTATTGTTTGGGGAATAATGGTATTATATCGATATTATAATCAAGAAGAAAATAATGGCTGGAGGTAATATGAACACACACGAAACATCAAAAGAAACAACTGCAGTTATTGAATTACTTCAATCTACACTTGCAGGAAAAATTGACCCTTCGTCCAATTTTAATCCTCAATTTCTGGCCGAGGCAATCGTTGAAAAGTTAAATTTCAATCTTTCTCCGATAGAAAGAAATGCCAAAAAGGTTGAGGATGCTATTCGTTCATTTGAAAAAATGATTAGTGATATCGACGAAGACATGGATAATGAATTACAACAGCTTGGAAAAGATGAACTTCTTGTGAAGAATTTTGTCAGAGGTCAAAAAACAGCTTGTGAGAAACTTAAAGAATCTCTAAAAGAAATATGAAGACACATTTACTAAAAGGAAAATCACAAAAAGAAATAATCAATTCTTTTTGCACACAACACAACATCCAATCATATGAATGGTCTGAATTCGTTACTAATCTAGAAAAGGTGCCTGTTCAAAAGCATCTTCAGTTATTTTGGACCATTCCTTTATTTTTTGTTGGAATAACTGCATTGTTTACATCGTTTGGATTTTTGTTTGATGATCAATTTCCTGTAATTTATAAAATAGCAGAAAAGGTCACTCCAACATTTATTCAAAGATTTGTCAATATATCTTATGCGTTGATATTATTTGTAATTCCTTCAGGATTAATAACAATACCCATAATAAAATGGGGTAAAACATACGGATGGGGATGAAACTAATTGGAAAATCCAAGTCTGACATTAAGTATGATTTTTGCAAAATGTACAATGTTCCATCATCAAAACTTGATGAATTAATAAAACATTTAAAATACAACATTTATATGGGTGAAAAAACAAAGTGTTTAATCATCGGAATTCCTTCTATATTAGTAGGATTAACATTCATTGTGTCCTTTATAGCCGCAATGACAATGCATAAATATCCAATGATCTATCCATTTAAAGAGGCTAGTTTTTATCAAATGTTTGTTGATATAATTGCTATAGTGGCTCAACTTGGATTTGCATTATTCATGATAATAGGTCCTTTAGTTTGGATGAGTAGAGTATTTGATTGGGGAGATTAAAATTTTTATATGAAACAATATACAATAGACGAATTAAAGAAAAAGAAACTCATTATATTCGAAGCAATAATGGGTTCTCATGCTTATGGAACAGTTCTTCCAACTTCAGATAAAGATATTCGTGGAGTTTGGATGCAACCTCTTGAAGAAATTCTTCAATATGGCTATGCCGAACAAGTTGCAGATGAAAAGAATGACATAGTTTATTATGAACTTCGTCGATTCATCTCTCTTCTTCGTGACAATAATCCTAACATTGTAGAAATTCTTTTTGCACCAACAGACTGCGTGCTCAAAACCTCACCTGAATGGGAAATACTTAAAAGTTGTGATAAGAAATTCCTTACTCAGAAATGTCGTTGGACCTTTGCTGGATATGCAATCGATCAGATAAAAAAAGCCAGGGGTTACAACAAGAAAATGAACTGGGAAGAAGCTCAAATGGTTCGTAAAGGTGTCCTTGATTTTTGTTACATTCTTGATGATGGAGGGTCAACAACTCTTCATGATTGGCTTATAAGATATAATAGTTCTCGTATTGATCTTTTTGATCAAAGGGATTTCAGTCTTGCTGCTATAGATCATGCAAAAGATGTTTATGCCATGTATCAATTTCCCGGAGGAATTGTTTCTGATGTCAATGTTGCTAATGACGTTCAACTGTGTTCCATTCCAAAAGGACAACTTCCTGTCGCTTATTTAACCTTTAACAAGGATGCATATTCAACTCATTGCACTCGTTACAAGGAATATCAAACATGGCTTAAAGAGCGTAATGAAGACCGCGTCAAAATGAACAAAGCACATGGCAAGAATTACGACTCTAAAAACATGATGCATACATTTCGCTTACTTAAGGTTGCGATTGAAATTGCAAAAACTGGAAATCTAAATGTTCGTCGTTCTCCTGAAGAAATAGAAGTTCTTATGAAAATTCGTCACGGAGAATATGAATATGATGATCTTCTTCGTGAAGCTGAAGAAATGATAACAAAATTAGATGAGGAGTACGATAGGTCAGCATTAAAAGATAGTGTTGATGAATATTATGCCACATCTATTTTGCTTGAGATGAGAAAGAAAAGATATGGAATATAAATTATATGATCTGAAAACAACACTCTATGAAGAACAAAATCCTGATAATTTACAAGATGATTGGGAACAAAAACAGGAACAGAAGTTTTTTCAAGAGCAGATTGCAGAAAATATAGATCGTGTAAGTAAATTATTGGAAGGCAGGCGTCATTCAGTTCCTGCCAGTTTTGTGGTTGTTGGACAACAGATTTATGAGTTATTATTAATGATGCAAAAAGAAGAAAATGAACAACTTTCCCCTAGTAGAAAAACTAATAAAAGAACTAAACGAGTCAAACTCAACACTAGAAAAAACAAGGGTTCTGTCTAAACCTGAATTTAATGATCCGTTTGTAAAGGAAATTTTAAAAGCTACTCATAACCCTTTCAAACAATATTATGTCACCCCTGATAACTTAAAAAAGAGATCAGATTTGGTGGCTTTGTTTACTGAGTATGAAGATATTTTTGATTTGCTAGATGCTCTTAGTTCAAGAAAAATTACAGGTCATGACGCGATATCAGAAGTCAATGCTTTTATCAAAGCAAATATTGAGCATTCTGAATTGATTTATAACATCTTTGATCGCAATCTGAAAACCAGAGTGTCAGAAAAAATAATCAATAAAGTATTTCATAATCTAATACCATCATTTGAAGTTGCTTTGGCAAATAAGTATGATGACAAACTTGCTGCTAAGATCGATTTTACAAAAGAAGATTGGTATGCAAGTCGTAAACTTGATGGATTAAGATGCATTTGTATTGTTGATGAAAAAGGTATTGTCAAAATTTATTCCAGAAGTGGTATTGAATTTTGGACATTATCCGTTGTAAAAGAAGAAGTTAATAAGCTGAACTTAAAGAATATTGTTTTAGATGGTGAGGTTTGTATTGTTGATGAAAACGGAAATGAAAATTTTCAAGCCATTTTAAAGGAATACAATCGTAAGAATCACACCATCAAAAATCCTCGATTCAAATTATTTGATATGATTCCCTTAAATGAGTTTATCAGTAACAAGGGAAAAATTCCATTTTCAACGAGACAGAAAAATTTAGAGTATGCTCTTTTTACACAATCCAATTATACAGGAAAGGTTCTAAATCTTATTCCTCAATGGAAAGTAGAATCAGGAGAACACCTTGTTGAACTTACAACCTTAGCAGAAAAAAATGGATGGGAAGGTATAATGATTCGCAAAGATATTCCTTATGAAGGTAAACGTTCAAATAACCTATTGAAATGCAAGAAGTTTTTGGACAATGAATACATAGTAAAAGGAGTCGAAGTTGGTCCTTTCAGGGTCATTGTTAATGGTTTAGAGGTCACTGAAGAGGTTTTAAGCAATGTAATAATAGAACACAAAGGTTGTGATGTTGCTGTTGGTTCTGGATTCTCTATTGACCAAAGAAGAAGATATAAAGAACACCCCGAAGAAATAATTGGAAAAGAAATAACCGTTCAATATTTTGAAGAAACAAAGAATCAAGATGGTGGATTTAGTTTGAGGTTTCCTGTTGTAAAAGCAATTTATGAAGAAGGGCGAAAAGTTTGATATTCAATCCATTGATAGAGATAAGGTAGTTCTTATTTTAAAATGGTGCGAAAACAAATTTGGGAAATCAACACATTATAAAAGATTTCCCAAACTTCGTGTTTATAAGTCAAAGGGAACCGCAAATCCTGATTATCGAGATACTGGATTATTAGGAGAATTTCATAATGAAACAATAAAAATATTTTTAGGCTCTCATACAAGTGCAAAACAATTGTGCCGAACGGTTATTCATGAGTACAAACATTATTTGATGGGTTTAAAAGAATTTTACCAGTTATATGGGAAATTTGTTAAGAAGGGGAAAAATTTAGATTATATTGAAGATCACCATCCTCATGAAATAAAGGCTGAACGATTTGAAAAACGATGGACCGATATATGTTTTAAAGAATTAAAAAATAAATTATATGAATAAAGTTAAACCGATTTCTCCAAAAGAAATTATCGAAAGAAAACAAGATTCAATTCCTGATGAAATTTTTCAGGCAGTTAATGAGATGATTACTAAAAATTGGAATGGTCATTCATCAACCTTTAGACAATCAGATTTAGTAGATCATTATTTCTCAATTGTTGGCGGAGGAGAATTAAATAGTGATAGAGAAAAAATTTATGAAAATCACTGGCTTGATTTTGAAGATATTTATAGAAAGGCTGGATGGTCTGTAGAATATGACCGACCCGGTTATAATGAAAGTTATCCTGCAACTTTTACGTTTAAAAAGAAAAATTCAAAAGTATGATACCAAAATTTAAAAACACCCCGAACAAATCCTATAATATTGATGGGAAAGAAATATGGCATTCTCGTTCTGCTGCCGTTAATTTGGCTATTTTAGTTTGGCTTGATAATCTGGAAGGACCTTTTGTATTAGCATCAAAACGTGGTCCTGCTGCAGCAGATAATCGGGGAAAAATGAATCTTGTTGCTGGTTATTTTGATTGGGACGAATCAGGAGAAGAAGCTATTTATCGAGAAACTTGGGAAGAGTGTGGAATTTATCTTCCCAATGTATTGAAAAATGCAGAAATTATATCCAATGATCTTGATAACCCATGGTACACTAACACTAAACCAACTGAAAATCGTCAAAATATTTCATTGAGATATGGTGTTGCCTTAATTTTAAAAACAAATGATCTGCCTATTTTATCTACGGAACACAATGAAATTCCTGGAGAAGTTGAAGACCCAATGTGGGTTCCGATAGAAGATATTCACAAATATCAATGGGCTTTTAATCATGATCAGGTTATTTTAGATTATTTTAAAAGAATCGAAAAGATCATTGATGATAAATAAAATAAAAAAGATGGAAAAAGAATACGGAACCGTAACGCTTTTAAATTCAATAAAAGACACATTTCCATACGTTGAATCAGCCATAATGATTCTTGATAATAATTTTAATTGGTGGAAAGCTAATTATGAAACATTTGAAGAAGTTTTGGCAAATGAAGTAAGAGGAGTAGCTAAGGAACCAGTTCAAATAAGAGTTAGATTCACTGTTTATAGTGGTCCAGATGAAAATGTTCAGGTTGTTAAATGGAATGGTCCTGCTATTGAGTTTACTTTTATTGAAACTTCCCCTGATGTTGTGTTAAAAATTAAAAATAATATTGGAAACACTTGGGAAGGACACAAATTAATGACAGAAGACAATAAATTATTTGTATTATTCGAATGAGATATAATTGGAATGATTATCTGATAAATATTCACATTTCCAATTATTGATATAAGAGTTTGTTTTTCGAGAATTTAATAAAGTTTTTCCCGAAACATGAAATTCTTGGCAAAATTTGTTTAGGTTTCCATAACACATCCAACTTTGATTGGTTAATCCATTATGAATAAAATATTTTTTAGCATTTGGATTTCCATTTCCTGTAGTTTGTTTTTTTCTTTTTTCACGCATTGCCGAAGCTTGTTCCTTATAAAATTCTTCATATGATTTATTTTTCCTGGCGTCACTTAATTTTTGTTTATGATTTTCTGTTTTTGGTCGTTTCATTTTCGTTTTAGTTTCTTGAGAATGCTTTTTTCCTAACATTCCATTAAATGGCAAACCAACAACACCCTCTCCTCCTATTGTTAAGTTATATCCTCCCCGGCTTACATGGGAATTCATTTTATTAATCCAATAAATTTCTCTTTCTTTCCAATTATTTTCATTAACATATTCAATAATGCCTTTTACGAAATTATTTTTTCCATATAATTTGATAGCTTTTTTAATTAACGTTCCGCTTCCCAAATATTGGTCATATTCTTTATTTGATGCATGAAAACCAACATATATTTTATTATTTAACAGATTTTTAACAAGGTAGATATAATAATATTTGAAAATCATATAAAACTTTTTTTTATTTTTGTATAATATCTAAATATATATTCATGAAAGTTTCAGAATTATTTACAGAGAAGTTTCGTCCTAAAAATCTAACTCAGTTAATTGCTCCTGCAAGAATAAAAACTGAATTATCACAAGGATTAGTTCAAAACATTTTACTATATGGTTCTGCTGGTACAGGGAAAACATCTTCCCTGTTCATATTAGCAGAGAATCATCCATACATTTATATTAATGCTTCGTCAGAACGAGGTATTGATATTATTAGAGAAAAAATATCCAAATTTTGTTCAACCATATCACTCGAGGGAGGCTCTGAAAATCTTAAATGTGTCATATTAGACGAGATAGATGGTGCCACCGAGGAGTTCTTTAAGGCCCTGCGATCGGTTATGGAACGATATGCGGCTACATCAAGATTTATAGCTTCATGTAATCATATCCAAAAGGTTCCGGCGCCAGTTCAATCAAGGTTCCATATGATTTCATATGATGCTATTGATAAAGATGAAGAAACATATTTAATCGGAGAATATAAAACACGAGTAGCAAAAATATTAGATGCTATAAAGGTAACTTATACCGATGAAGTATTAACGAAATTTGTTGTCAATGACTTTCCTGATATGAGAACTCTTGTTCAAAAGATACAGAGTTTTTATTATCGAGGAATTAAAGCTCTTGATCCAAAAAATTTCAATATCAATTTCGATTTCAAAGATCTTTTTGATTTATGCCTAACCAAACCAAACCCAATTGATAATTACAAATTTATTGTAAATCAATATGGAACTAAGGTTGATGAGTCTCTTATTGTCTTAGGTAGAGATTTTCCTGAGTACATAAAAAACAACGCTCCAAGTAAAATCGATAAACTTCCAATTGTAATTATTTGTATAGCTGAATATCAATATCAAAAAGAATTTGTAGTAGATCCGATGATTACTCTTTTAGCTTGTGTATTTAAGATACAAGAAATATTGAAATGAAAATAAATAGATTTTCCATATTTATTATAGAAAGAATTCCTCTTCCAAAGCATGCTAAAAAATTAATACAGGAAAGATGTATTTGGAACTCTTATAAAGAATGGTCTAAAGATAAAGTAAACCGACGATATTGTTTAAATAAACAAAAAGAAATATCATTTGATAAAATTTTAAGACGATATAATCGAAACGGAAAATTTAAATGTTTAGAGTTTAGAACACCTCAATCATTTTTTCCCGTATTTAGAAGACCCGGAATTTACACACAAGAGAGGGATTCTGTAACCATATTGCAATCAGAGTTTGCCGATAGCGTTATGAATAGAGAATTTTATTTTCATTTTCAGGACAATTATGTGGTTTAACAGAATTTTAACAGAAAACATTTTTATTTTTAACATTTTTAAATTACATTTGACATTATGAATATTCAGACTAAATATAACCCTGGAGATTATTTATTCTTCATAAAGAATGGCAAGAAAAAAGGAGACGTTAGTATACGGCCTGTTCAAGTATTATCGATAACTGCTTTTCATAGTAATGGTCAAAATGACGAAATTACTTATAAAGTTAAAGAAATATATACTGGGTTCGGAACATCTAATGAGGAGCATGACATAGAAGAAGACTTTTTATATCAAAATGAAGGAGAAATATTAGCCTTCTTCAAAGGAAATATTAGATCCTTTTTGAATAAAAATAAAGAATTTAATGGAAGAGTTAAAGAACCAGAAAAAGATGATTTACCATTTTAAAATATAAGTATGACCAATGTAATTTTTGATTTATCAAACATGTTTTTCAGAAGCCTCTTTATAGTTGGAGGTTATGGAGCAAAAAATTATTCATTCGACAATCAGTCTGAAATAGATCAGTTAATGAGAAAAGTTTCTACTGATGTATCTTTTATTATAAGACAACTAAATCCATCAAGAGTTATTTTTGCTCTTGATTCCAGATCTTGGAGAAAAGAAATTTCGATTGACGAGAACGACGGTTATAAAGCTAATCGTGAAAAAAGCGGAATGATCAATTGGGACAATGTATTCAACACAATGAGAGAGTTTGGAGAAATCCTTAATTCCAATGGATTTATTGTTACTAAAATTGATAATGCTGAAGCAGATGACATCATTACTTTATGGCGAGATAAATTATTATTCGATCAATCTCAACACGTTATCATAGTTTCTGCAGATGAAGATGTACGTCAGTTAGTTTCATTTTTTCCATATGAACCAGGCAAGATGGTTTTTTCAACAGTTTATAATCCATTTTCAACTGGCAAAAATGCAACTAAAAGATTATTTGTACCGGATCATTTTAATGATTGGATTGAAAAACTTGATGGTGGAGATATTTTCAATCGAGCTATTGATGTGGACAAAGAAGATTTCAAAAAGCTTAGAGATAATGAAAAGGTTTCCATAGAAGAAGTAAATGGTGAGTATATCGCCATGAGAAAAATATTCTGTGGAGATGATGGTGATAATGTTCCTGCAATTTATTCTTGGCTTAGTGATAAAGGAAAGACTGTTCGTATTACTGAATCAAAATTCCAAAAGATTATCGATTATATTGGAGCCAAAGATTATTTAGATCTTGTAGATAAAGCTCCTATGATTTATGATCAGATAACAGAAATGGCTGGTCATACTCCCTCATTTAGAAATATGATCGATAGATTAAATAGACAAATTAAATTAGTTGTTTTATCGCGTTATGTTTTTCCTCAGGAAATTAATGATAAATTTGATGAACAAGTAAATGAACAACTTCAACGGCCTACAGTTCATCCCCAGAATTGGAATATGAATTCTATTTTGGAAGGAACCCGTTATGTAAGAAACAATAGTGGAAGTGAAGCATCTATTTTTAAAGAAATTGATAGGTTAAATACACAACTATTTTAATGAGTATTGAACAACTACAATATGATTGGGAATACAAACAAGAAATAAAACTAAGAGGGGAACTATATGTTGAAATTATTAATTCAAAACAAAAAGAAGAACCCTCTAAAAGACTTGTTGAATTATTTTGTGATCTTGTTAATAATACCTTGACTGGATTTAAGTATAATCAAGATTTATATGATGACTTATTTCAATCTGCTCTTTTAGATCTTTTATTGTATTGGAAAAAATATAATGAAAAATCAAATTGCGACCCAAAACTATATATGAATCAAATAATTAAAAGTAGTTTTGCTAATACATATTACACAAATTTAAAACATAAATCTAAAACAATATGCCTACAGGATATACAGCAGGTATTCTAGATGGAAAAATTAATACCTTTCATGATTTTGCGCTCGTTTGTGTAAGAGCTTTTGGAGCAGCTATTCATATGAGAGATGAAAGTCTAAATACAAAATATGAGCCAGTAAAACCAGATCAATACTATGTAGATGCTGTTAAGGAAGCTAGAGAAAGAATGATTGAACTTTTTTCAATTACTGATGAACAAATAATAGAAAGAGAAAAGGCAAAAATTCAATCAACATTAAAATATCATTCTGAAAGAATTAAAGAAATAAAAGCTCTACGTGAAAAATTAGAATATTTATTAGACCAAGCCAGAAAATATGAACCCCCAACTCCCGAACATGTTGAAATAAAACAGTTTATGATTCAACAGCTTGAAGGTACTATTGAACATGATTGCGATTTAAGTTATCATGAAGAATATATTGAGATGGCTAATTCATTAAAAGATAAACCTATTGACCCTAAAGTTATCCGAGATTCTCTATTAGATGATAACAATAGGGATATGCAACATGCAGAAGAAAGACTGAAAGAAAACATTGACAAATGCAATGAAGCAAATGAATGGGTTAAAGTATTTTTAGATTCCATAAAATGAAAGATATACAAAAACACTGGGAAGAAAAACAAGAAAGAGAAACATTTAATCCATCAAATTTAGAAGAGGCTTTTGAATGGATGGATTCCCATATGCCAGGACTTTTTGCTAGTGTGAAAGAAAACTCTACAGCAGGACTTCATCATGGTGCCGGAACTTGGTTAAGAAACAATTTACATTTGTGGGCTGATTGTCAAAAACCCTATGAAGAAAGAACTCCTCTATCTAGATGGTTTAATGATAATGGAATTTTTCATCCAGACGACATAAGTGGAATTTTATTTGATTCGCTAGAACGACATATTAAAGGAGAAGATCTAAGATTAGAAGAACAATTTAAACAATATAGAGATTATTGGGAACGTGTTGACCCTAAAGTTAATAGAGGAGAAATGTAATGACAAAACCATTATTTATATTATTTGTTGAGATGGGAACAATGTCATCTATAAAAGCTCGTCAACGGATGACCGAAGCAAGAGATTATTTAGAAAAACAAATAGGTGATGATTTTAAAATATTAGTACTTCCGACAATGAATGGCCATAGTAGAGTTCAATTTTATCCTCCGGGAATAGATATTCAAGATTTTTCAGAGGATCTAATTAAAGAACTTGCTAAAAAAACATCTTTGAAAAATATTCGAATCTCAATGAAGAAAGAAAATTTAACAGAAAATTAACAGATTTTGGAAAACTTTTTAAAAGTACTGCATAAAATAAGTAACCTGGAACTCCAGGAAAAAACTAATTAATTAACTATCCAGGATGGAACTCTTTGAACTCACAAAGATCATGTTTGAAAAACCAGAAGAATACTCTTCGGTAACCCCTGGAGATAAGAGAAAACACTTCTTCATGATAAATCGAAGAATGGCGATTCAACATCCTGAAG